GTCGATTCGCTTTCCATGGAATCTCCTGACGAAGAAGAAAAAGAAAAAGGCGACAGCGAGGGCGGCGAAGAAGATTCTGATGACGATGTTGATTCTGATTCGGATACTGGTGGCGAAGGAGAGGAAACAGAAACGGAAGAACCTTCCGCCGAGGAGATCGAAGAAAAACTGAATGAAATTGTTCAGAAAATCAAACAAGCCCCCAAGGAGGAAAATCAGGAAGATCAAGTCAGCTCGGTGACGGATCAAGTGTTCCGCGAGAAGGAGAAAGAGCTGATCGAGGACGAGAAACATCCGACGCTTTATCTGGACCTGCCCGAGGCTGATCTTTCCAAGATTATTCTTCCATTCCGCGAAACGTATGACGACTTCAATCAAGCAATGCATCAATGCTTGCAAGATTTCAATCGCTCGATGCAAAACTGGTACAAGAGCGATGGTCGCGAATACACTCCGATATCGCTGGAGTCAGTCGGCGCTGATCTGCTTTCTTCTTTTAATCGGAAGAACAAGAGATACATCAGCCTGATGATCAAGAATTTCGAAATGCACAAGAACGCCAATCAGTATGCCCGCGAGCGAGTATCCAAGACTGGCGACCTCGACATGCGCAAACTGCACAAATACAAAATGACCAACGACATCTTCCGTAAAGTAACGACGGTAGATAAAGGCAAGTCGCACGGAATGGTTCTGTTCCTCGACCTGTCGGGTTCGATGAAATCGCAGTTCGGCGAGAGCATGGAACAGATCCTCGTACTCGCCGCGTTCTGTAAAATGATCAACCTGCCTTTCGAGGTCTACGGTTTCTGCAATATGCATTCCAGAGCTTCGAATAGATATTTCAAGCGGCGTGATGATAAATTCATCACCACTCCAAACTCTTTCTTTTTTGAAGAAGATCATTCTTTTCACCTGAAAGAATTGATCAGTTCCAATATGTCTCTTAACGAATACCGCAAGGCATTCAATATGCTTCTGATGGTGGGTAATCTGACTAACACCTACAATCGCGGAAATTTGACTAAAGATCAAAAGATCAAATATTGCAATCTGGAGCTGAATGCCGAGGCAGCAGGTTTCGGTATGTACTCGACTCCTTTCGAGCAGACTTCGGTTGCCTCTATCAAAATCATCGAGAACTTCCGCAAGAAGTACAAGAACGATATCGTCAACGTGGTCTATGTCAGCGATGGCGATGGCAATGGTGATGTGTATCACTCTGGTGTCTATAACATTAAGAAAAGAGTTTCTGCCTATGGCAAAAACAAAGTAGTTCTGCGAGAAAAGAACAGCAACGAGAAAGTTGTTTGCATCAAGAACTCACACGGCGGCACTGACGTTCAGGCTTCGATCACGGCGCTCGTGAAAAAAGTCACCGGAGTGCAGCATATTGGCTTCTATCTTGTGGGTAGTTCCTTCCGCCACTGCAAATACAAGATTGGCGAAGAGAAATACTCTGGAGTCAGCAGGCTCTATCGCGAGAACGGTTTCGTTGAGCTGCCTTCTATGGGATATGACTCTTATTACTTCATCAATCCAGCAGGAAAAGAAACCAACCTGTATCTTGATGATTCAGATAAGAAAGACAGCCGCAAGATGGCTAAGAAGTTTATGAAATCTCAGGGCGATAAGCATGCTTCCCGCGCTGTACTTTCCAACTTCGCTAAACAGGTAGCAACTTGAAAAATGACTTTACTTTCAAGTTGAACCAGCGTATAATGATTGTGTTGATTGATTGAACCCCAACCTCTACGGAGCTACATGATGAAGACCTTTGCCTCTCAAGTCGCCAAGAATGAATTTCTTCAAATTCTGACCGAAACGTTCCCCAGCGGTATGGCGCGTGGCAGCGAGATCGCTCGACTCGCGACCAAAAATGGATTTGCCAATCCTGGCTTTATTTTCAAGCCGGAGAACCGTGCCGCGCGCGGAATGTATTCGTTCCTCTCCACGCCGACGTTCGTTCCGCAGGCTGCTGAAGTCGAAGAGCCTGTTGCTCAAGTCGCAATGATGGCTCCCGTAATCCAAATGACTCAGCGTCGTGTGGCTGCGCCTGTCAGCGATTCATTCGTTCCGGATAAGAATCCGACTTATGTTCCGTTCGGCTCTTACACTGACATCAAGAAGATCATCTCTTCTAAGATGTTCTATCCGATCTATATCACTGGTCTCTCCGGCAACGGCAAGACGCTGATGATCGAGCAGGTTTGTTCCAACCTCAATCGCGAGCTGGTTCGTGTAAACATTACCAAAGAAACCGACGAGACCGATCTGATCGGTTCTTATGAACTGATCGACGGCAATACAGTTCGTCGCGAAGGTCCGGTTCTTATCGCGATGCGTCGTGGCGCTGTGCTTCTGATGGACGAAACGGATTATGGTTCTGAGCGCCTTCTCTGCCTTCAGCCTATCCTCGAAGGCAAGCCATACTTCGACAAGAAGACTGGCGAAGTGATTCGTCCGGCACCTGGGTTCAACATCGTTGCTACTGCTAACACCAAAGGCAAAGGCTGCGACGATGGTCGATTCATTGGCGCGAACGTTCTGAACGAAGCGTTCCTTGACCGTTTCGCTGTTACGTTCGAACAGGAATATCCCAAGAGCAAAGTTGAGGAGAGCATCGTTCTTCTGAACTTCAAGCAACTCGGTATCGAAGACGAAGACTTCGCCAAGAAGCTGGTTTCTTGGGCTGAGGTAATTCGCAAGTCCTTCGAAGAAGGTGCCGTCGACGAAGTTGTTTCGACTCGCCGTCTGGTTCGAATCGCTCAGGCATACTCAATGTTCCGTAACAAGAAGAAGGCAATCGAGCTGGCGCTGAATCGTTTCGATTCGGATACCAAAGCTGCTTTCTTCGACCTGTACGAGAAGCTGGATGTGAATGCTGACGTTTCGGTTGGCGCTCCCGAGGCAACTCCGGAAATCACTGAGCTGTAATTAACTTGAGAGAGTTCGTTGCGCCCGCATGGCGAACTCTTCTCTTTCTGTTTAATGCGGGCACTTGATTGAGGTGAACTCTATGTCTGCACGTATGTCTTTCCTTTCCTACCTGTCTCGCGGTGAACAGGTCACGACCAAACAGGCTCGTACCATGTTCAAGGTGAGTAACATCGCCGATCTGGTGTATCGTCTTCGCAACGAAGGCTTCTGCATTTACACCAACCGCGTGACGACCAGCCGTGGCGAAGAGACCTTCGCTTATCGTCTGGGCAAGCCGAGCTACTCTTTTGCTCGCAATCGCGCTTCGCGTCATGTTGCCCGCGCTCGTGCGAGCCTCTATGCGCAGGCTCTCTCTGCGTAATAAGAGATGACTATATAGAATATGCCTCCTGTAAAATAAAAGCAACAGGATGCGTTCTTGAGGTGAGGGTGGGTCGCAATGACCCACCCATTCTCTTATTCAATTAGCATGGAGAAAACAAATGCAATTAGAAATCAAAGTAGAAGAGCTGCAGAAGAAACGTCTTTTCGTAGCAACGCCAATGTATGGCGGTATGGCTCACGGAATGTACATCAAATCCTGCCTCGATCTTCAATCGGTGTGTGCACAATATGGAATTGAAATCAGATTCTCTTTCATCTTCAACGAAAGCCTTATTACACGAGCTAGAAACTATCTTGTTGACGAGTTCCTTCGTTCTGGCTTTACTCATCTTCTTTTCATTGACTCTGATATCCACTTTGATCCTAGAGACGTTATCGCTCTTCTTGCGATGGATAAAGATATTAATGGCGGTCCGTATCCTAAGAAATCTATCAAGTGGGGTTCAGTGGTTGAAGCAATTAAGAGAAACCCTGATATTCAGCCTGGCGAAGTTGAAAAAGTAACTGGCGATTATGTCTTCAATGCTGTTGCTGGTACTGGTCAGTTCAGCGTAGGTGAGCCTCTGGAAGTTCTTGAAATCGGAACTGGCTTCATGCTTGTGAAGCGTGAAGTGTTCGAGCAATTTGAGAAGCAATACCCTGAGCTTCGTTATAAGCCCGATCACGTTGGTCAAGCCAACTTCGATGGTTCGCGTTACATTCATGCCTTCTTCGATACTGCTATCGATCATGGCAAGTCTGATCGTTATCTGTCAGAAGATTACATGTTCTGTCAGTGGTGGCGGAATATGGGCGGTAAGATCTGGCTCTGTCCATGGATGAAAACGCATCATATCGGAACGTATGCGTTCCACGGTGACATGGGGGCTGTAGCCCAATGGGTAGGATCTCTCTAAGTCGTTGGAGGATATATTATGAATATCGTTGGTATTCTGGGTTTCGCCGGAAGCGGAAAGGATACTGTCGGTGCGATGTTCCGCGAAGCTGGTTACGAAAAAGCCAGCTTCGCGGCAACACTGAAAGATGCGACCTCTTCTATCTTCGGATGGAAGCGAGAGCTTCTTGAAGGCGACACAGATGAATCTAGACAATTCAGAGACAAGGCTGATCCATTCTGGACGAAACATCTTGGCTATGAAGTAACTCCGCGAAAGATGCTTCAATGGTTGGGAACTGATGCTTGCCGAAAGATAATCGGCGACAACATCTGGGTCTATTCCATGTTGAGTAATATGGATCCGAACAAGAAGTATGTCATAACTGACGTTCGGTTTCCCAATGAAATCAAAATGATTCGAGAGGCTGGCGGTGCTCTTGTTCGCGTTCTTCGAGGACCAGAGCCTGAGTGGTATGATCTTGCTGTTAAAGACAACCTAAAGGAAATAAGGAAGTGGACTGATTCCATGGAATCCAAGTATCCCTTTGTACACTACAGCGAATGGGCATGGGTTGGAACTAAGACTGATGCAACTTTCGTCAACGATAGTACCATCGACGATTTGAGGTCTTCTGTTGAATCGTTCATGAAGAGTCTGGAGAAATAATACCATTTACTTTCGTATGGGTTTCATTTATACTTGCATAAGTAATGGTATTATTCTCAGGAGTTTGTAAATGGTTCGCGTTATTGTCGCCGATAAAAAATTAGATTGTTCGCATCTTCTTGGTAAATTTCTTGATGAAAGTCACTATGACACTTTGATCACAGAAGACTGTGATGCTTACATGCCCGCTGGTTGTGATGTATCCACTCAGGTTGCTTGCGAGAAAACTTGTTCTGATTGTGAAGTTGGTTCCGATGAACGCAAAATCATTTTCAAGTTCAGAAAGAACTTCTTCACCAAGCAGCAACAAGATGATGCATATCATGGACTTCGTGCAGCCGCAACAGAAAGTCAGAACCGTGGTCTGGCAGCAGGACCGAAGGGCGACAAACTTCAGAACCGCGATTGGGTAACTGATGAGCACATAGAAATTCTTGAAGCATTTATGCGACCAGGAAGTAATCTTTTCGACGTTGATCCAATCGACGAAATTCGTGCAAGATATGCAAACAATTCTGCTCCTTCTACGCGAGGAATGGTTTGGCTTGCTAGCAAAGTCAAGACCATCGGCAGTACTCTCTCTGGTTGTGAAGATGGATTTGATTTCAACAAGTGGGTCAACGTCGTACGCAAAAACAAACATCAGGCTGAGGCTGAAGCAGCAATTGTTGCTAAAGAAATGATCTCAGCCACAACGTATGCGAACCCAGTCAATTCTGGAATCGCAGGTTGGTTTGATCGTTATCCTCGAATCCCTTATGGTCGAGCAACTTCTTACACCAGAGATCACTATGATCTGTTCTCGAAGGCATTCCCTTTCCTTCAGCGTCTGGATCAGGGATTCAGTGAACTTCTTCCTTGGCGCTGGCAGAATCAACGCAACGCTGCAAATAAACTAGACCCTCGCTTTCTGGTTCCCGAAACTGTATTCACAACGATAACAGTAAACAAGAACTTCAGAACAGCGGCTCACCTTGATGCTGGAGACTTTTCTGATGGTCTGTCTAATCTTCTGGTTCTTTCTAACGATGGAGAGTATGAGGGAGCGTACCTTGTTGCACCAGAATATCGTATTGCGATCGACGTTCGACCGGGAGATCTTCTCCTCATCAACAACCACGAAGTGATGCACGGAAACACTCCGATTAAACTCAAGCATCCAAACTCGGAACGCATTTCTCTTGTCTGCTATCTTAGGGAAAAGATGCTCGAGCTTGGCAGTAAGGAATATGAAGATTGCCGATATGAGTTTGTTGAGAGTCGAAGGCTGAATTCGAACCACCCGCTTCATCGTCCGCTTTGGAATGGTGTTTCGGCTGGCATGTGGGAGGATAAAGAATGGTATAATTACCTAGAATCACGTTTGGGACGCGATATTGTTGCTAAATATCATCCCGAGGCGTATTCCGCGCCTTCTTCACTAGAAGATTTATTCAACTGAGGGATTTATGTTTTTAACAATATACAGTTCATTTATCGGATTTTTCGTGATTTCCAGCGGCATTCTTGATGCGATGGATTCTTGTCGCGCCCAGGATTGAATCATTTACTTTCGACTGTGAATGATTTATAATTTGTTAACTTACTTTGAATGGAGACTTGATTATGCAATTGTCAAAAGAAACGGTTGAGATTCTGAAGAACTATGCTTCGATCAACCAGGGTCTTGTTATCAAAGAGGGAAGTCAGCTTCGTACCATCAGCCCGAGCAAGGCGCTGATGGCGGAAGCGACCATCTCGGAATCGTTCGATCGAGAGTTTGGAATCTACGATCTTCACAAGTTCCTCGGGCTTCTTTCCATGTCGAAAGACAATCAGATTGAGCTTGGCGGAGAGTATGTGACGATCAGCCATCCGCAGGGTAAAGTTCGTCAGCGTTATTCGCCATCTAACCTGATTCTTTCGCCGCCGGACAAGAGCATCAATGTCTCCAACTATGACGTTGAGTTTGATCTGCCTTCGGACAAACTGGATTGGGTTTTCTCCGTGTCTTCTGTTCTGAAGACGCCAAACATTGTCATTCGCAGTGTCGGCAACAAGATAGAGATTGCCGCCATGGATGTGAAGGGTGAGATCGTTGACGACGCAGCCACGGTTGTTGGAACAACTGACATCGAGTTTCAGACTGCGATTAAAGTAGAGAACCTCAAGATTCTTGGTGGTGACTACAAAATCAAACTCTGTTCCAAGGTGTCGAAGTTCGAGAACGCTTCGAAGAAAGTCCACTATTTCGTTGCCGTTGAAAAAGACGCAACCAAGTTCGCTTGAGGATATATCATGTTGACTACACTTACAGCCGAACAGAGAAAAGATCTCAAGAATAAGTTCGTCGAACTCAGCAACTCGATGACGAGAATTGAAGCCGAACGCGATCACATGAAGGAAATCTATCTTTCGCTCAAGGAAGACTTCGAGATGCATCCAAAGATCGCTCGTCGTCTTGCAAGGGCATATCACAAACAAGCATACCAAGAGATGGTAGCAGAACAGGAGGAGT